TCGAAGATGTTCTTCTGGTTCTGGCCGGCCTGCGCCGCGGCGACGTCGCCGCGCGTCTGTGCGGCGTTCATGCCGGAGCCGAGCCCGGTGAAGAACGCCGAACCCATCGACTTGCCCTTGACGTCGGGCACCGGCCCCATGGGGATGCCGAACGGCCCGCTGCCGGGCGGCTGCGGGGCGGCCATGCCCTGCGTCGCGGCCTGCTGGCGCAAGCGCGCGAGGATCGTGGCGGTGTCGGGCGCTTGCGTCGGGTCGGCGGCGGCGGGCGCCGCGATGACGCTGGGGTCGGCCGCCGGGGCGGCGACCGAGCCACCGGGATTGGCCGGGTTGAACAGGCTCGAAATCGAATCGAAAAGACCGGGCATGATCGAAACCCTTTAGAGCAAAGCATATTGGGGATTGGACAGGACGCTGCCGAGGACGGAGCCGAACAGCGCCATGCCCGAATTGTCTGGGGTGCTCGTCGATTGGGTGCCGGTCGTGTTCGTGGTCGAGTTCTTCGGCAGCGCCCCGAGGATCGAGGCGAGCATCGACGATTGCGTCAACGGCAGGGTGGCGTTCTGCTTGTCGACGGTCAGTGCCGTGTTGATGCCGCTCTGGCCGGCCTGCTGCTGCTGCGAGCCGATGCCGGCGAGCAGGGTGGCGAGCGATTGGTTGTTCGAGTTCTCGGCCGTGCCGTTGCTGGTCAGGCCCGATCCGGCCTGCAAGAGCTGCGAGAGCCCCTGATTCTTCTGTGCCAGGGCGCTGTTGTAGGCGTTCGAATAGGCCGTGCCGGTGGCGTTGGCGACGGCGTTGTCCTGAAACTGGTTGGTCAGCGCGTCGGAAACGCCCTGCCCGGTGCCGCCGAACGCGCCGGCCATTGTCGCGTTGGCGCCGTTCTGTTGGTGCTGCGCCCCGGCGGTCTGGTTGATCTGCGTCAGGGTCGGCTGCAAAGTCGCCGCGACGTAGGGGTTCATGTAACTGGCGACCGAGGCGTTCGGATCGACCGCCCCGATGATCGAGTTGAAAGCGTCCGACGAGGCGCCCTGATCGGCGTTCGGCGCGCCCAGCGCGCCCGTGGCATAATTGGTCGCCGTGCCGGTGCCGGATCCGAACGCCGCCTGCGTCGGGCCGGTGTACATCTGCGCCGGGTTGGCGGCGGCATTGGCCGAAGCCGATCCGTAAAGATTCGACCCCGCCGACGTGACCCACGGGTCGTAGCTGGTGCTGGCAGTCGAATTGCTGTTCGTCGTCGACGTGCTATCGCCGCCCATGGTCAGCTCCCCCGCGGCTCGATTTCGAGAATGTCCCCGGCCGGATAATAGCACAGGTCTCGCGCCACCTTGGCGATTTGCGAGGCATCCGCTTTGCCGAAGCGGCGCTCGTTGAACACTTTCACCATGGCCATCAGGCCGGTGTCGTCGACGAGGCGTTTCACCTCGCCCAAGAGCAAGCGCAGGGCCCGCCCGTCGCGGTAGCCGGGGGCGATGTAGAACCAGCGTTCGCGCAGATAGGTCGTGTCGGAATAGCCCATGTCGGCTTCGAGCAGGCCGACCGAGCCGACGATGGCGCCGGCCTCTGTCTCGACGACGTAGACGGCGCCGTCCTTGATCGCCGAATAGACCCACACGAATGCCTTGTCGGGGTTCATCGGGGCGCGGCCGACCTCGGCGTGCATCGGCACCAGGGCGAGGAACAGGCGCCGGGCGTCGTCGTCGGTCAGCGCCGGGCGCGACGTCAGTTTCTCAACCAATGCCACTTTGCGGACCCCGCTTCTGGAGGTCGACGAGCAAAGCGGCGAGGACGTTGGCGACGCTGGTCGCCGTCGCCGTCGACGGGTTCAGGGTGCGCACCGGCGAAGACGGCGGGTTGGTGACGGTGTAGGCCTGAGCGATCAACAGCGCGTCGACCTGTGAGGCGCGCACGATCGAGTCGACAGCGTTGAGCAGCCACGCGACCTTGTCCTCGATCGACGCCGAGGCACCGGGCCGGCCGGGCAGGTTAAGCGGCTTCACGGGCGGCCTCCGATCGATTTGGCGAGTAGACGCAGCACGCCCATGCGAAAGTCGTCACCGACCGCGGTGCCGCCGGCAAAATCGAATTGCAGTTCACGCCCGGAGACGGCGACGTCGACGAGCTCCGACGTCGGCCCGAACGTGATCGTTTGCGAATCGGTCGGGGTCGAGCCGACGGCGGTGCGGTTGTAGGCGCTGATCGTCATGCTGATCGTGCCGACCTGCCGGGCCATGTCGCAGGCCAGCCCGCGCACGTCGATCTCGAGGTCGCCGTCGGCGACGTCCATGCCATCGATCGACATCGTCCAAGGCATCGGTTGACCGTTGGCGTCGATGCCGTTGTCGTGTTGGTAGAGGATGCCGTCGGTGCCGATCAGGATCGGCCGCGAATCTTGCGCCTCGAACTTGGTCGCGGTGGTGCGGACGATCTTGCCGTTCCACCATTTCTGCATCCGGCGCGAATAGCAGACGTAGGTGTCGGGCTCTTCGGCCGCCTGCGAGCAGAACGCGAAATACACTTCGTCGTAAGCCTGATTGTACCAAGCGATCGATTTGACGCCGTAATACAACCGCAGGTTCTGGACGACCCATTCCCAGATTTCATCGGACGCTGGGATGACCTGCACCGAGCCGTCGTATTGGTAGAAGCCGTTCGGCCCCATCCAGTAAGCGACGGTGCCGACCGAGACCGCCGTGTGCGGGCCGATCAGGCCGCAATTCGAGCCGACCTTGGTGGTGTCGAAGACGAATTGCGAGCCGGTATATTGCAGGGCGTAGAGGGCGACGTCGGTCCACAGCAAGGCGATATGCACGCCGAAGTCGATCCCGCCCATGATGCGCGTGCCGTCGCCCACTTGGTTGACGCGCGAGGGCGCGCCGACCGAGCCGTACAGCGCCGTCGTGTCCCAATTGGTGTAATCGCCCTGGGCCGAGTTCCAGAACTGCATCAGGTTGCGGGTGCCGCCGTAATTGGTGCCCCACGCGATGGCGATCAGGTCGGACGTCACCATGACGCCGGACACGTGCGTCGGCGCGGTGGCGATCACACTGGCGCGCGGCGTCGGCACGGTGGTCGGGTCCCAGGCGTAAACCGCCCCGTCGATCGGCGCGGCGATCAGGATTTTGCCGAAATTGCTCAACGACCACAGGCGCGGGTTGAACGAGATGTTCGAGGCGGCGCGCGCTGTGTTCCAATAATCGCTGTTCCAGCCGGCGGCGCCCCAGCCATAGCCCGATGCCGGGCTGACGAGGCCCGGCGCTAGCTCGACCGAAATGACGACCGACGATCCGCCGCCGGTGGCCGAGCTGGTGGCGACCGTGCCGGCGACGACTTTGACGTTGTTGGCGTCGACGACCTGGGTGATGGCGAACGAGCCATTGGCGGTGACGCCGCCCACGGCGGTGGCGCCGGACACGTCGATGTATTGGCCGACCGCCGCGCCGTGCGCCGGCACGTTGACGGCGATCGTCGCCGAGCCCGAAATGGTGGTGATCGGGTTGGCGACGGTCTGCGTCGACAACAGCGGCGTGATGTCGACCGGGATGAAGTCGGCGTTGGACACCGCGTAGAGTTTCAAATGCGTGCCGACGCCGATAAGCTGGCGCGCCGTGAGGTCGTTCCACGTGGTCGCGCCGCGCGCGATGCCGATCAGGGCGGTGGCGGTCAGTGCCACCCAGCCGCCCCACTTTTCCGGCAGGTCTTTCCAGAACCGGACGTTGTAGGTATCCGACCAACGGCCGTTCGAAGCGACCGGCGAATCGGTCTTGACGACGCCGGCCGCGAATTTCAGCGGGATAGGTTTATGGCTCGCCATCGTCAGCTCTTTTGGCAATAACGGAGCGCCACGTTTTTCGGGCGGGTTTCGATATCGCCGGTCGCCGACGTCGGCCCAACGGTTGGCACCGTCGAACTGCCCGACATGTTGTAACTGCACGACGAACAGCCGCCGGCCGAATTGCCGTTCATCGTCACCGACGTCGTCGACGTCGGCGAACCGCCGCCGTTATCGGTGTTAACGGTAAAATGGCTGTGCGACTTGAGCGCGTCCTGCTGCAAGCTGCCGAGGGTACGCGAGGCGTCGACGAGGCCCGACGTGTCGAGGCCGCGGATGAAATAGCCGCGCAGATCGACCGTGCTCAACGTGCCGTCCGAAGCTTTCCAGCCGGTCGGGCAAGCGGCGAGGTTGAAAGCCATGACGGCGCCGGCCGGTACGCCAGCCACCGCGCTGACCGCGCTGTCGACGTAGGTCTTGGTCGTCGCGTCGCTGGTCGAGGCCGGGGTGGCGAGGTTGGTGAGGGATTGGCCGCCCATGTTGAGGCCGCCGGTCATTGTGCCGCCGGCGAGTTTCAAAAAGGTCGGGTCGGTGCCTGTGGCCGAAACGCCGAGATTGGTCAGCGCCGACGACACGCTCGGCAGGTCGGACAGGTTGTTGGCGGCGACGAGGAAACCGGGCAGGAAGACGTTGCTGCCGTCGCTCAGCACGTGGGCGTAGGACGGCAGCGCCGGGATCACCTTGCCGGTGCCGCCCGAGGGCTGGATCGTCAGCGTGTAGGCGCCGGTGGTGGCGTTGAGCACGCGCCATTCCTTGACGCGCGCCGGCACGACGAGAATGGCGTTCGCCGTCAGCGCGCCGGTGATATTCAACACCTTGGCGCGGGCCTGATCGTCGGTCAGCGTCGTGGTGCCGCCGGTCGTGGCGATTGTCGTGACGCCGATGATGGCGCTTTCGAGTTTCTGCAAATTGGTCGAGGTCTGCGTGCCCCAATCGTTCTGGTGCAGGCCCGAGCCCATGATGAGAAGCTGCAAGGGCGCGGTGGTCGAATCGTAGGTCTGCGCCCGCGCGACGCCGAACGTCGCCAGCACCAGCATCGCCAAGAGTGCAAGCCGGCGCCCAAGATGGTTCCGCATGAAAGCCCCCGTCAATCGTAACACAGGTAATCGGGCGTCTCGAAGACGCCGCGCAGATAGAGTTCGTCGCGCTGTTTGACGTCGCCGATCAGATTGTTCAGGCGCTGCACGTTGCGCTGGTAGGTGGCGTCGTCCTGGCGGAAGTCGGCGGCGATCGCCAGACAGGCGGTGCGCAACAGCACCGGGTAGCGGGTGGTGAGAAAATTCGTCGGGTTGGCCGCGCTCAACGCCGTCGGCGTGACGTAGGCGATCAACGACAGATTGTAGCTGACGTCGGCGGCGAGCTCGAATTGCAGCTTTTCGCCGAAGATCGCGTAGGCCCGCGGTTGGCCGGTGGCCAGCGAATAGGGCGGCGCCCCGCCGTTCGAGGTCATGTCGACGACGCGGCGCGACAACAGGTTGTCGGCTCGCAAGTAGCGCATCCGCACGTTCTGGTCGTCGACGAGGATCAGCGGGTCGAGGAAGCCGGTCGGCAGCGCCAGCGACGAGTTGGCGATGGGCAGCACCAGCGGCAGGGCATCCGACAGCATTTCCCGACAGCGCAAGGAACCGTAGATCAGCGATTGCGCTTCGGTGAGCACGACGTCGGCGGGTGCCAGACCGTAGTTCGCCCAGCTCGCGATCGAGCCGGCCGTACTTTTCGGCCCGACCAGCATGTTGTAGTCCATGGCCCCCGCCCCCGTGTCGTCGCGTTACTTGGTGTTGGCCTTGGCCTCGTCGGACGAAATGAAACCGTTGTCGACCATGAAGTCGAGCAGGTCTTCTTTCGATTCGACGTCGCGGGAATACTGCTCGCGCGCCGCCTTGCGCAGCGTCGGCCAGCGATAAACTTTTTCACCGCGCGCCCAGATAATCAGGTCGACGGTGGCGTCAGCGTCGTCGGTCTTGCCGGCGTCGGCTGCCTTCTGCTCGACCTCGTCGTTGGACAAGGCTCCGATGTCCGGGTCGTTGGGGTCAACGCCGAGACGGGCAAGGGCGGCGGCGCGGGCCTTCGAGGCCTCGGCGTCGGCGATGCGGCGGATGCGCATCCGCGACAGCTTGGCGCGCAGGTTGTCGTCGATGAACTTCGCGGCGAGGCGGCCGTCGACGCCGAAATAGATGCCGTCCTGCTCGAAATGCGCGCCGTCCTCGGGCGGCATGACGCGGCCGTGGGCGCGGCCCTTGTCGAGGGTGATAAGCGAAAGGTCGTGATCGTCGATTGCCATGGATAAACTCGCGGCGGGCCGAAACGGGCGAAAGCGCGCCATGGCCCGGAATGGGTGGCGCGCTTTCTGATCCTACAGGCTGGCGCGGTTCAGTTGAACCGATCCATGCGGCCGCCCTTCGAGCGGCCCTGATGCGCCTTGGTCCCTTCGATCGAATGGGACAGACTGTCGGTCGAGCCCTTCATCGTTTCCGGGGTGTTGGCCGGCGTGCCCTTCGACGATTTGTCGAGGGGGTAGTCCATTTTGATCGGGTTCTTGGTGGTGGTCTTGCTGCCCATGTGCGTGGGTTCCTATGTTGGTGCCGCTCTCAGGTGAGCGTGCCGATGCGGGTGCCGGCGTCGTAATCCATCGCCGGGCCGTCGTCATAGACCGGCCGGGCGAGGCCCGGACGGTCGGGAGCATAGGGGCGGCGCGGGCTGGCGCGGTCGAGCGAGCGATAGCCCGCGCGCGCGACGTCGAGACCACTCGCCCCATACGAACGCTCGGCCGCGTCCGCCGCGTGCCGGGCTTCCGGCAACGGGTTCTGCGGGTCGGTCTTGTAGTTGCGGTCGCGACGACGAACCATGTCAGCCTCCGGTTAGTCCCAATCGACGGTGACGAACACGTCGGCGGCGCCGGCGGGCGAGCCGCCGGTCGGGGCGACGAAGCTGATCTTCACCGGCGTGTCGGCCGTGCAATAAACGTACGGCGTGGTGTTCGGCGTCGAGTTGAGGCCGGCGGCGTAGGTGTCGCAGACGACGACCGCGCCGACCGCGGTGCCGGCGCTCGCCGCGCCGACGTTGACGGCGGCGAACTTGCCGGTGGTGACGCCGTCGTCGACGGTGACGATGCCGGGCGTGGTGGTGCCGACGAAGGAGGTCGTGGGCGCGACGCTGACTTCGACGACGCGACCGCGCTTGCCCTTCGGCCCCTGAATGTAACGGGCGTTGCCGGCGAACGTGATGGCGTTGAACGTATACGTCCGGCGCTTCGGATTCTCGTACATGACGTGCTGTTCCTGTCGTTTGGGCGGGCCGGCTTTCGGCCGGTCCCGCCTATGAAGAAGCGGCTATGGGGTCGGGCTTACTGCGCCGAGTCCCACATCACGATGCGAGCGTAGTTCGGGTCGGTGTGGACGATGCCGAAGCCACCGAGATAGTACCACGCGATACCGCGCGAACGGCCGTAGTCGCCGGGAATCTTGGCGCGGATTTCCTCGGGCAGGGCGATCGCTTCGGTGACGGTGTCGCCGCCGAAGAAGAACGCCCACGAGGACAAACCGTTGGTCCAAGCCTGCGCCGTCTGCGAATACGGGTCGTAGGTGGTCGCCGCGTTCGAGCCGCCCTTCGGGATGAAGTTCTGCTCGATGAAGCGGGTGTTCTCGTAGCGCCCGTACTCGCCGGCGAAGATGTCGGCGATGCCCAGCGCCGTGTACTGCTTGATGCCTTCGAGCTGGTTCTTGAAGGCGCGGTACGTCGACGGGTGCGAGATGCACATATAGTCGTCGTCGGCGAACGGCGGAGTGTTCGCTTCCTTCATGTAGTCGGAGATTGCCTTCACGTGGCCGGTGTTGAGGGCGACGTTGTTGGTGATCGAGGTCGAGCCGGTCGTCGACACCGTGACCGACGACGTCGACGTGCCGCCCGTCGGGGCGGCGCGCAGCGGCGTC